GTGTTCTGTGTCTGTACCGACATTGAACAAGATAGAAAATATCATAAAAAAACACTTAGAGGTTAAAGTTCTTTTATAATAAATGAAGCTGTTTCTCTCAACTCCATGCTATGGGGGTATATGTTTAGAGAAGTATATGTCTAGTATTATTAAGCTTCAACTGCTACTTGTAAGAGAAGGAATTCAACTTTACCTTGATACCACTGAAAATGAATCTTTAGTTCACCGCGCCAGAAATGTAGCTGTAGGTCGTTTTATGCAAAAGACTGACTGTGACTACTTCATGTTTATTGATGCAGATGTAGATTTTGATGCAGAATCCGTTGTTCGTCTCATACGCTCAGGTCATGATATTAGTGTTGCTTGTTATCCCAAAAAAGTTGTCATGTGGGATCAAGCCGCTAAAGCTGTGAGAGAAGGTGACGAACGTAATATGGCCATGTTATCCTCCAGTCTCGTCGTAAACTTTGGTGCAAACCGAATCGCGGTTGAAAATGGATTCATCCCCATCTTAGATGGACCTACAGGATTCATGTGCATCAAGAGAGAAGTTTTCAAAAAGTTGGAAGATAAGTTTCCAGAACTTTGGTGCAAGAATGATCATCAAAATAGGGACTTTGACGACTACCATGCATGCTTTGATTGTATGATTGATCCTACATCAAAGAGGTACCTCTCCGAAGACTATGCGTTCTGTCGGCGCTGGCAACAGTGTGAAGGAAAGATTTATGCAGACGTCAATACAACCCTCGGTCATGTAGGAAATCTCCCATTTGAAGGATGTCTCAATGATAGGCTTAAGGTTTAGACACACATTATTTGTAATATGAAGTTTTGTACACTTATAGTGACCCGATCAAAATCATGTTCGGTAAAAACTCTTCATACAATTCTCAAAATGAACATCCATTGTATTCAAAAGGGTGCTCAGAGTGAGATTATATATGTGAACGATGATCCTTTTGAAAAAGCTGAAGCGATCAAGCAATGTCTTACCAAATGCGATCGTCTTTTTTTCATTGACTTTGGAATTAACGTTGATGAAGAATCAATCAAACAAATTTTTGAACCACATGAAGGTATAGGAGTTTTGGTATTCCCGGGTGTAAAGGATGGTATTGATTGGGGTCTCTTCAAACATAAAGTGAAAGAGGGTTCTAAGGAACCAGTCTCACAGATGGGTCTCACATTTGACACAGAGGTTGGTCAAAAGATTTCCAAAGACATTTACAAGGTGAGAAATACTAATGCTCGTGCATGGGTGATGTTTCCTAAAAATACTCTCAAGAAGTGTAAAAAAATTACACCTTCTAAGATGTTTGAGAATATGATAGACCAGGGTGTCAAAATATATGCATTTACAGCAGCTAAGTTGACAATGACATATACACACGAATGTGTAAGCAATATCCTCAGCGCCGCGGGAGTTAAAAGTAATTAAAGTTTAAAAAACAATAAAATATATGTCGTCACTACTTCGTGAACATGTTGTAAAATTCATTCATCATGTTTGGGGAAGCAAGGAATATTTTCCAGGTCCACAACCTATATCCATTGAACGCAAGCATTTTCCAATTTTGAAAGGTGTTGAGTATGTCGTTTGTGAAAAGACGGATGGTGAAAGGTACATGATGGTCGCCCTCACATATGACGGCAAACCAAAGTGTTTCTTTGTCAATAGGGCTTTTGATATGTTTGAGGTTAAAATAAATCTTAACAAAAAGGCTTACGATGGAACCATTTTAGATGGAGAATTATATGACAATACATTGATGGTCTATGATGCAATTTTGGTTAATGGTGCCCTCGTAGGACAGTTCAATTTAGATGAAAGACTTGCAGCAGCTGAAGACATGATGAAATGTATAATATATATGAAGTATGACAAACACCGTCTAAAGATGAAAACATTTCACATGATGAAGGATTTTAAAGTTTTCATGGATGAATATCTACCGACCGTCCAACAAAAGATTGACGGTCTTGTGTTCACACCGATGCATGACCCAATCCGTCTTGGAACCCATGAGACTATGTTTAAATGGAAGCCACAAGAGAAGAATACAGTTGACTTTCTCATGAAGAGGGAACCTTCACGAGAAACCCCTGGATTTAAAGCTGGAGTACCAACTTGGAGGTTATATGTACAAGAAAAAGGAAAACCAGTTTTCGAGTCAGAACTCCCATTTAATCGGATGGAAGATGAACCGTGGTTTGAAGATGGTGCCATCGTAGAATGTAAATATATTACATGGGAAGAACCAATGTGGTGGAGACCCCTAAAGAGGAGGACAGATAAGACCCACCCTAATAATCGCCGTACGTTTTATAGGACTATCGTGAACATTAAGGAGAACATTCAGATGAAGGAGTTTTTAGATTGTAGACCATGAAGTAGTGACCAGCCTCATCGGGTAGATCTTGTTGTTTAATTTGATCATCATTTGCGTAGTACCATTTGTTATATCTCTTCACAAATCCCACATAATGCCCATCGTTTTGTAACCCTACATGAACCGCACTCGCTATGAGATTATATTCGTATTTATCCATGAGTATATTCTCGATAATCTTGATATGACTTTTTTTATCAAACGAAATCATGAGAATTTGTGGAAGTTTTGAAAATAAGTTTCGGGTTGTCGCGACATTGTGAACTTTACCATCTGTGTCTTCAAAATTATCTAGTACATCCCAATCTGTACTTTTTTTCAACATTTCTTCCATATCATTCCCATTGGAGGTGATCAAATGAACACTAAAATCCTCTTCATTTGTTGACTTACCACCTGGCCATATCGTTTCCTGAACTTTTTTACCATAGAACCACTTCTTGATGATGGGTATAGCTCTCTCTAGTATATCTATGATACACAATATGGCTTCTTGGACATCATGTTGTTCATCCGATTTAAATCTTGGAAACTCATTTTGAAAAAGTTCTAATAGTGCATTGATGTTAACCGATTCTTCACCCTTCGTCCAATACACTAAAGTAAGATCGGTGTACATCTTAGTAAAATTACAATCTCCCTCGTATGGATGCCTAATGAGATAATTCGTAAGTATAGGGATATGAAGGAGGCATTGGAGGGTTGTATTGAAGTAACAAGTATTTCCAATGTTTAAAAACCCTCTCATTACAATTTATGTATAAAAAACACTTAAGAGAATGACGCAAATGTTAAAAGTAAGAAAATATGCACGACATCAATGCTATCGTTGAGAAGTTACTCCCTGTGTTTGATTCCCATAAGGATGAAGAACATATTGAAGTGGAATTACGTCTAGGTAAATATAACGGTTCATTCTTTGATACGAACGTAGGTAAAGAAACATTTGAGAAAGTCCTCAAAGGTCTAAAAAAGTATCATAAGTGGGAAAAAACTGAAAGTTCTATTTCTGATGTGTTTTACAATGACAAAGATTCCATCCGAATCACAACCAATCAAGATACTGGTGAACATAAGATGGTTCAAAAAATCAATGTCATCAAGGATGATTTCTATGGGACTCCATCTGATATGCGCTTCAGTGTCTCTAGAGAAATTCCAACAGTGGGTGAGTATGAGATGGATCGCAAAAGGACAAAGACCCGATATTCTTTCCTGCGTAAGAACCTAAGTATTGACATGACAATCTCAACAGGTGACAGTCCTGATATGGATTCCGAGGAGGAATGCTCATACCAAATTGAGATTGAAATTGTTGATCCTACACGAGTCTCAACTCGTGATGAGTTCTTCAATATCATCCACAAGGTTAATGATCTATCAAAATTAATTCCTGTGTAATATATAAACAATGTCACCACTTGTCATATTTTTTGTAGTATTGGTAGTGGTTCTAGTTGCAATTGGAGTCTATTTTATATTTAATGGTGGTGAAGAACCATCCCTAGGTCCAACTCCAGGTCCAACTCCAGGTCCAACTCCAGGTCCAACTCCAGGTCCACAAGAAGAAGTAGATGTAGGAGTATATGGTCGCTATGTGAAGTTAGAACATACAATTGCATCCGACTTTACTGCATCCGGTCATGATACCGAAAAACATAAGAATATAAGTTTCGCCGAACTTGAAGTGTTTGATAAAGATGGAAATAACCTAGCTCTGAATAAAACTGTAACTGGTTCTCAATTTCGTGGGGCTGGACCGGGAATGCATTTGGTAGATGGTGATTTTACAAACTTTGCACAAACACTAAGTCGTGAGGAAACAGAGAGAGATTATATGTTGGTTGATATCGGTTTAAGTGAAATAAAAAAGATTAAAATTACAAACCAAAGCGCCGACGATAAAAAAATAATAGGTGTTAAAGTTGTAATTCTTGATGAGGATGGAACCACAGTCCTAACAGAAACACCTGTAATAACTACTACAGGGGAAACATTTACCCTCACTTTCCCAGAAAATACATGGTCATAATTAATTCCTAGTTAATAATAAATGATCTATATACTTTTTGGAATATTTGCGTTATTCTTAATGTATGATACGAGAAATAAGGGTGAAGAGATTGCGGGATCTAAACATTTTCATTTAAGCGATGGTGCTTCTAAAGATATGTACCTCAGAATGAGAAGCGATGGTATGAATGAAGATGGACTTAAGAAGTTTGTGTTGATGGAAGATCGTCTCCTCCAAATTGAAAAGATGTCTGTGTGTTCGGGACTCCCTAACATCATAGAAGCTACAACCCTGTCAAATATCATTAAAGATATATTCCCTAGGTACAACTTTGCCTATCACACTATACACCTCAAACAGGTGGCTGAACCACTTAAAATCGTGAACACGAGAGTAACATGTTAAATAGGTTCCATATAAGCATTTTATGTCTAGGACTTTCCATATCGTTGAAGTTTTTTGTAATATACATGATGAGTCCATTATCATCCGCTTCACGCGGACCGTACATCTTTTCTAGGTTACACATACCCTCTTTACTCACCCTACCTTTTCTAATATAGTCCGCCACAACATATATGACTCCGTCTAAAAATTCTTCAATAGCCATGTCAATCCAGGAATTTTTAGGTGTACCCCACTCTCTCGTGTCAGAATCAACAATAACTCCATGACCATATCTCTTGAGACCGATGTCCAGACGTTCAGTCAACTGTTCATCGATTGTTTGCATTTTATAAATATATGCGAGCTATTCCTTAAGTTTACATAGTTTCTCTCTTAGCTTTTACCAATGGTTTGGGACTCACATTCTTTGTATTCTTTTTGTTGTTCAACCAAGTTTTCTTGTACCTCGCGAATTTTGTATTGGTTGGTTTGTGTATAAGGATATAATTGGTGGCACTATTTTTGTAGGCCGTTACCATATTACGGGGAATACCCGATACGTTGAGTGAGTTCATGATGAACTTCTTCTCAAGGTTGCGTGCACGCTCACGCTTCCATTTGTTCACTATATTTTTCTTAACGTCATCCACATTCTTCTTGAATGGAATACCCATTTTGTTACCCGAGGTCATCTTACCCAAACGAACAGTCATTTCACGAATATCATTGTTTAGAGAGGGCATGACATTCTTGTAGCGATCCATCCATCGCTTACCATAAAGTTTAATAATATCTTTTCGGATTGTATTGCCATTCAGACCTCTCTTTTTCATGACTTGTTCAGTTCTAACAACCTTCTTTTTCTCAGCTACAACCTTCTTCGTGGGTGGGGTATTTGGTTTTGGTTTGGGTGCAATCATATTGTTTCGTGCTTTTTCAATCTTTTTACAGAGAGTAATCTTAGTCTCCTTCTCATCAAGTTGTATCTTGAGAATCTTGGCAACCCTCAAAAGTTCTGTTTTATCATAGTTCATACATTTAGATTTCCCAACTTTGAAATCTTTATTTGACCCCGAAAGTTTAACATTTTTCTTCTTATTCGTATTCTTGAAGGTGGTACTTTTCTTGTTCGTGATCAAGTTAATCTTTTTGCATATTTCTTCCTTCTTGGTACTTTGGGTGATACCCACAACACCCAATTTCTTCGCGAAATCTACAAGCTCTGGTTTAGAGAAACGCATACATTGGACACCGTTAATTTGGATATTTAAAACAGGGTCGCGCTTCTTAGTTGATTTCTTCACAACCGTACGGGGACCGATTTTCTTCTTAGGACCTCTTTTCTTGGGAATACGAGCACCTTTTATAAACTTATTGGCAAATTGTCCGGTTACGATAATATCACCATTTGCATTCATAATCTTAATCAACTCTATAGCGTTGTTGTAGGCAACAAGCATATCAGCAGGGCTCGGGGCGCCAGATATTTGAACATTTCCAGTTTGAGCAAAGTTGTACTTGTGACCCTTATAGTTGACATACATGAAAGGAGAAAGTTCAGGTTCAAAATCTAACTTGGTTACACCTACGGATTCGTATACTTTCTGCTTTTGACCAGCTATAGAACTAAAACTTTTAAAATTACCATTAATCCTGAATTGTCCACTGAGATTGTTATATTCAAATGGATTGTAGAGGAACGCCTCCTTCTCACTGTACGTGTTTACTATGAAACGACGAATGAGTTCGGGTTGACTGGCAATATTTGTACCGATAAAGCCACCAGAGAACCGAATCTTTCCATTTTTGTATAAGTTTACGGTAGCACCCTTAGATTCTATGCCATTTGAAACAATAATTTTGAACTGAACAGTGAAGAATTTTCGGTTAATGTTACCACGTTTCCCATATTCACGTGTATGAGAGAACCCTTCTTGCATTGCACCATACCTCCCTATTATCTCCCGGGTGTCTATATAAAGACCCTCACCGATAGGTGTTTTTGGTGTTGGTGTTCTCATAAGTATTTTTTTGAGATCAATGAGCTCACCTTCTCGAGGGAACTCCTTGTTTACTGTGGCGTTAAACATACCTGGATTTAATTTGCTAAAAGTAAGTTCTGTTGTGGGTAGTAGGGGAATTGGAACTGGAACCGGTGGTCCAATGTCATTGAGTATCCCGTTTATCATTCTTTTATTTTCATTTGGGAGGTTGTTATAATTAACGTTATTATTCCAATTAGATTTGTTGATATATTCGGAAAACTCCCCATAATCTGCGTTACTTATCATGTTCTTCTCGAGGCGGTCTGGGAATCCCTGTTTTTTTAATAGATTTGTTTCCAATTCTCTAGCGAAATTGTTATTTGACGCATTCGTGGAAACGGAGGTTGGAGTGATTTCCACCCCCGACTGATTCACAAACTCTTTGAGCTTTTGGCTCATTATTACTATTTAGTAGTATTTTTTTTAGTAGTCTTCTGTGAACCCTAGACTCTCGTCAATCACATCTATACCATAAATTACAGGTTGCTTTGGGTATGTTCGCCCATTATAAGTCACAATTTCTTCCCTGACCTCAATTTCTCTAGAACTAAATGGTCCAGCATAGAAGTCCTGTGTAAATTTATGTCTACCCAAATTATTTGCCTGACAGTGTTGGTTGAAGACCTGCACAAACAGCTTCTGAGGGACGAAGACGTCCTTGCCATACTCAACGAGGGTACTTTCCATGAAGTTGTGGAGGGAACTCGCAACCATTGCAACTTGTTTCTGAACTTGCATGAAATACTCTGGTACCACCCTCCAAATATCCTTGTCCTTGTATTTGTTAGAATAATCTAGGTAACCCCTGATACACTTGAGAAGAATGATAGGAAGCTCTCTGTTAAGTTTCTCATCAAGCTGAGGGTCCGCATCTCGCACCTGCTTCGAGAAGTTCCAGGTAAGAATACGACGTAAAACCGAACCGGAGTTATCTTTCCAGTTTGGAACTTCATTTCCACCAAGTACACCAGGAACATTCCACTCAATCGAAACAGCAGTCTTGTTTTTGACAGCAACAGAGACATCTTCTCCTGATACCATAGACTGGAACTCCGCCTGTTCAAGTGCGAGATCACCCTTCACCTCTGGTGCGATGAACATGAAAGCATCCTTAATGGCTGAAAGACCAAACTTCTTTTCAATATTGTTTGAGAGTGTACCAACATCTTCATTCTCGTAGAACTTCTTGAAAACCTTCGTAATGAGGGTTGATTTACCAGATCTCGCAATACCCTTGAAGAATGGAATCACCTGCCAGGCATCCATCTCACCAACATCGTAGCAGAGACGACCACCCATAACATAGGCCCAGTTACATACTTCTGGTTCAAATTTCTGATATTTGAGAACAGAATCAAAAAAAGGTGTTGGAATATCTTGCCATTTCTCAATGTGGGAGAAATCGTCAAATTGTTGATCAAAATATTTACACGCTATGATAGTTGGATCAAGGCAGCGAAACTCTTTACTCTCATATGGGTAGAAAGAACAATCATAGATACCCCGGTCTGGAATCCATTCTTTACCAACGAATACACCATTCTTGAAACTCCATACATGTCGGCGCTTTGTAATCTCAGGAAACTGTGCGTCAGTACATTTACCCATATTATCAACAACGTCTCTGTAAACGTTACCCCTACTCGTAAAGTTCTTCCACATGGTAAAGTCGTCATCTTTTTGTGCAAGAGAATAGACAAACTGTTCAATCGTAAACTTTGTTTGCCAAGCGCGGGTACGATGCCCTTCAATAGTTTTAATCTCTTCACAGCACTGTCCCTTGTATCTGCGGTAACCGGCTTTGTAAGTCTGATCTAACGAATGTAGGAGACACATTTGGAATGGAGTTGTTTTCTCGAGCTCTTCTTCGTCCATGGTAGAGGGATCTCCAGAAGTACTGAACTGTGGGAGAGCTGTCGGGTTATCTACTCTCTCAAATGATGTATAATGGCGTCGGATATTATCATAACCATCACTTAATTGTTTTAGTATGTTATTAATTCTTCGTACAAGTGTCATCCCATCGTCATTTGATTCTTTCTTATGAATTTTTAAGTCTCTTGAATGGTTCTTCATATTTATAAGATATGTTCTCTGTTTCTCACGAATACCTTTGATAGCTAGAATGTCTATTTGACTTGGGTTTGGATTTCCAAACTCATCAAAGTTATCAGGGTGTACAAATTGACGATATCCCAACTCACGTGCATTTCTAAAGTCGTTCGTCTTTAGAGACCAAGCCTGTTCAAACTTATTAATGACGTCATGCACCTGTTCTTCTTTCATCGATTGGATATGCTCTTTTTGAAGCTGTATGAGAGCATCAAACTTATTGGGATCCTTATCGATGAAATGGGTATGCTCCATTCTAATTTAATACAATACGATTTTTCTTTCTAAGCCGATTTTGGGGGTTGCATTTTGGAAAGCATTTTAATTAAGATCTTGTTTTGAGTTTCTAATTGGTAACAAAGGTTCACTAGGGCCGAGCATATCGTGTCTCCATCGGGTGTGGCCAGAAGGGATGTCATGAGACCCCCGAGATCCATATTCTCGTCATCATCGTCATCGTCATCGTTGATTTCATAATCATCCTCATCGGTCATAACATTTTCTTCCTCTGAAAGAATCTCACCCTCTTCAAGTTCACTTTCCTCTTCAGGATGAGATGACATTTTAACATACACTGAGAAATTTCAAAATGAAAATTTTCGCATGCAATGCGATTTTAACCAGAATAAAAATGTTGGGGTATAGTACAACAACTCTCAAAATGGCCGGTGGTCTTATGCAACTCGTCGCCTACGGCGCCCAAGACGTCTACCTGACCGGAAACCCAAAAGTGACCTTCTTCCAGGCGGTCTACAAACGCCACACTAACTTCGCGATGGAGAACATCGAACAAACCGTCAACGGTACCGCCGCCAACTCCGGCCGCGTGTCCGTGACCGTCGCCCGTAACGGTGACCTTGTCGGTGACATGTACCTCGAGATGGAGTCTGATGCGACTTCGTCCAACACCCACTCCGGTATCCCCGCTGTGTGGGTCGCTGAGCGTGCGATCGCGAGCGCTGAACTGTCCATTGGTGGACAGCGCATTGACAAACACTACCAGCGATGGTGGCGTTTGTACTCGGAGCTTTACTTGGACGAGTCCAAGAAGGCTTCTTGGGGTAAGATGACCACTGCGATGGATTCCAAGACTGTGTACCTTCCCCTCATTTTCTTCTTCAACCGCAACCCCGGTTTGTACTTGCCTCTGATTGCCCTCCAGTACCACGAGGTCCGTATTGATTTCGATCTGGCCTCGGACATGGAGACCTACCTGAACAAGGGTGTGTTCAAGGTGTGGGCCAACTACGTCTACCTGGACACCGAAGAGCGTCGCCGATTTGCGCAAAAGGGACATGAATACCTGATCGAGCAGGTCCAACACACTGGTTCGGACACTGTTACCGCGGGTACCACCTCCAACAAGCGTTTGTCGTACAACCACCCCGTCAAGGAGCTGGTGTGGTGCTTCAACGACCCCGCGACTGCTAACACCAGTACCGCGTTGTGGAACTTCACCTCGGAGACTGGCCGTACCGGAATTGTCCTCGAGTCCGACCCCACCTCGCCTAACTCCATTGGCGCGGCTGGTGTGTCCAACAACTATGTGCCCATCAGCCAGGGTACCGGTGTTCCCCTGCTCCGTTCCGGTAAGAACGGCTGGTGTGACATCAAGTTCAACGAGGAAACCGTCGGTCCCCTCACCGACTTCAAGCTCGTCCTCAACGGCCAGGATCGCTTCAAGGCCCAGAAGGGTAAGTACTTCAACCAAGTGCAAGCCTACAACCACCACTCCGGTAACCCTTACCCCGGTGTTTACTCGTACTCCTTCGCGCTCAAGCCCGAGGAGCACCAACCTACCGGCACCTGCAACTTCTCGCGTATTGATAATGCGCAGGTTGCGGTGACTCTCCCCGCTGGTATTGCGTCTACCACCCTGAACATGTTCGCGGTCAACTACAACGTTCTCCGCATCCAGTCCGGTATGGGCGGTTTGGCTTTCAGCAACTAAGTATCAAATATTAGTTTGATAGTAAAAATAAATAAAACTTACTTTTTAAAATGCATGATTAATGCTATTTAAAAATTAAATACCTACTCAAATAGTATGTCTACCCTTGCCACTTGTCATATTAAGTCCCCTATTGTACCACGAACTCGTCTTATGAAGAAGAAGTCTCGTGTAGCCGTCCGTGCAAATTATAAAATTACACTCATTACACCCGGGGGTGATGAAACATTCGAGTGTAATGATGATACCTATATCCTAGATGCAGCTGAAGAGGAGGGTATTGACCTCCCTTATTCGTGTCGCGCTGGTGCATGTTCCGCGTGTGTGGCGAGATTGGTGTGGGGTCATGTAAGTCAAGATGATCAATCCTTTCTTGATGAACATCAAATGATGAGGGGTTACGCCATGTTATGTGTGGCTTACCCGAAAGCTGACTGTAAACTTAAAATAGAAGTTGAAGATGAACTGTTTTAAGAAAATTATATATTAAATAGAGTGTTTAATTTTTTTATTCATTTGTCATGTATCCCAGTTTTGCACCTCTCATATATTTAATCAGGTCTTTTCCGAAATCATCTAGGTCTGTGTCAGATATTCTATGTTTTAGGTGAAGAACAATTTGTTTAATATCATCGGGTAACCACCAAGGAAATTCAACCTCGTCATTCGGTTCTAAGGTATTAATGTCATCTCTCACGAAAAATAGATTTCCCGTTGTACATAAAAATGTGTATCCCTTTTCTTTTGCAAGTTGTTTGATCAGGAATGGACTCGCACCATGTCCATCGTATGATACATCCTTCTCCCAAAGTGATGTAGAGTTGGAGGGTTCTATGATTACCAACTTTGGTCTCACCTTCTTCAATCCTTTCCATATTTCGTAATCAATACTGTCAACGTCTATAGAGAGAAGGTCTAAATCTTCTGGGAACTCATTAGTTAAAATGAGATCATCTAGATTATCACCAGTGACAAAACTCTGAACCGGAGTTATATTTGGATATTCTTTACATGTTTCAAGTAAATCTTTATATTTAATTTCATCACTTTCGATATAAAGACCTTTCCAATCTTTATTTTTTATAAGATTAAATGTATTTGATAGATGTTTTCCATCCCAAGCGCCAAACTCGCAACATGTACCAGATGTGATGTTTAACTTATCTAAAATATACTCAATGACACCATCTTCACCATTTTGAGAAAATATATTATTTCTATGATCGAGTATCATATAGTTTATAACTTACTAAATCTCTAAGTAAAAAAATGGATGTATTTTTGTGGCAGAGTAACAAACTTAAAAATGAATTGTGATGTATTGATAGTATGTTAGCCATTGGACAAACCTCTGTACGTATTTTTAACTTTAGACGACGTACTTACAGACAACGAAAAAAGCTTGCGAAAGAAA